CGTGTCGTTGATACCCATAGGATAAACATAACCATCTGTCACCGTATGAGCGAATGAGTCAATTACATTTAATGATGTGTATTCATGATTAATATAAGAGAAGTCCAAATCAGTTAATTCCTTTGCTCCCATCTTAGTAAACAAATCACGCTGTGCACTTTTAACTAGAATCGAATAGCTTCCGTTTGATTGTTGTGCGTTTGTCTTCTGTGATTCGTTTATTTCAATCAATTGCAAATAAGCATCTGAAACAATTACCAAGCCGTTTTGTATTATCTCACAAGGCACACGAAGGTTAAAATCAAAATCGAATGTTGTTGCATTGATATCGAACAGTTGCCCTAATATCCTGTGGTTATCATCAGCCCAAACCGCATTTAGTTGTTTAGAGAACGTGCCACCTCTAGACGATAAGTCACGAATATCAGCAATACCAAAATTCAATGAACATGATGTACCATCAATTAGTTGAATGTTACCTTTATCGGTCTTTATGTATGCGGTTGTATTGTTAGCCATTAATAATATCTTGATTTGCTAATTTAACCTTAATCTCTTTACGGTGCAATCTGCTTTGCCTTAGTCTTGGGTTGTCGTATGTTGTATCTGAAACAGTAACCGCTTGCCAATCTTCACCTATCTTAATAAATACATCTGGAGAAGTCACCAACCTTTCGAACAAATCTAAATCTTCTTGCGTTCTGATGTAGTTACTTCTCAAAGTGAGCGTTTCGTCTTTGGTTATATCCACTTGCTTCATTCCACGCTCATGGCTTTCGTATGACCATTTCGCATTAGCACCGTCACCAGTTATTGCTCCAATAACTTCCTTATTGTAAGTCGTTCGGTTAACCGTTCCACTTTCTACATCGTGTAATTGAAAGCCGTATGACAACATCGAGCCTTTACGATCCCTGAATGCTAATTGATAATCGTTAATTTTACAACGTCTATCTATGTTGAATCTATAACGCTGCGATACAATTGTAATACCATCAAGTGAAGCGATAAAAAATTCGTACCATTCAACATTGTCTTCAATTAAATTACCCACACCAACAACAGGAGAAAGAACAGCTTGCAAACCTTCACCCGACACTAATACTTGATTAACAAGTCCACTCGCTGGAATAGCCTTTCGAAATGATGTGCCTTCTGAGTTCTCAAAGTACACATAATAAGAGGCTTCCTCATTCAATACGTTAACCCAAATGTCTTGACCTTCGAAGATACTAAACTCATCCGGCAGATCTGTCAATAGTTTTGATGTTCCGCTTGTCAATTGGTAATCTGCTTCGTTGTAATCAATCCAATTCAAGAAACTAAACACACCGTTAAAAACAAAATTAGCTGTTGAGGTGATTATATCTCTTGTTATTGTCTTTCGGTTATCACTATACAAAACAGAGCCGTCAATCGCTGCATTTGTAACTTCTGACCATAATGAGTTTATAGTAAAGTCTGACGTGCCTGTAATGGCCACAACAACAAATAGACCTTCAAGCCCAATATTTGCAACACCGCTATCATCTTGATTGATTACAACCGTGTCGCCAACTATGAATGCGTGGGTGGCTGTTATCTTTACAAATGAACCGTTCTGTGTTAATGAATTGGTGTAGTCAACTTGTGAAACGTACTCTTCTCCCACCTTGACATCATACGAATAATACGAGTTTGTCGCATCAAATGTTGTTGAGTTGCTTGGTGTAAAGTCACCACTAATAAAACCCTGCAATAATTTACTTAAATCTTGGTCACCGTAACCCGTTGAAAATTGTGGCGAAATCTTGCGCTCTGCTATCTTGTTAGCTGTTCCAGCTTCGTAGATGTCGAAGATATATTTAAACCCTGTTTGATTCTTGTTAGTGCTGTCGTAAATGAATCTTAATTCATTAAATGCTGGTGAAATTGGAAATGGTTTTGCCTTGAGTGTTGTTGCCATACTTGTATAGTACAATTCATTAATTGTGTAACTTAAAGCGAGAAGCTGAACGACTCTTCAAAGTCACCGACTGAGTATTTAGTTATCCATCTGTTGCCGTATCTTATCGCATCCATCGCGTCATCGTTAATCTTTAGAATGACATCGGTCACAAGTCCGTTCATCTTCTTGTACTTGTACTTCTTATTCTCTCGGATAACATTAACAGCCGATTCAGATACGTATACCTTACACTTTCGTAAGTCTTCAATTCCAGCATCAACAGATTTGTCAGCATTCAAAACATAGTAACCCGCATCTCTAAGGTCGCTTATCATCTCAGGTCGTGCATAGTCTCCTATCATTTCAACCTCTCGGCTTATATTCAATTCGGACATCTTAGCAAGTAACTTAGGAGAACTCAATAACGGTGCGAAGATTTCCTCTTCAATGTATCTCTCATCTTCGTGATACCATATCTTAATCAATGCGGTTGGGTGTTGATAACCGAAATCAATACCGTAGACAAATTTCGTGAATCGTGCTGGCTTAACCTTCATAACGTCCCACGGTGCGAATACAAGTTCCAAACGTTGCCCAACTTCACCAAGTCCGTAGACCATCCAATAGTTGTACCAATAACCTTTAACTCCAGCCTTCTCTTCAAGTTCCGCTTTCCGTTTAATTTCCATCAATTCGGATAGGGTTGTAGGTGGTATTCCTTCATTGTCTTTATAGGTCAATTTAAGGAACTCGCTATCTGGACTATTCAGAACTTCGGTATGCGCCCAAAATTCCTCATCAGCATTAAAATCAAAGTATTGATCCTCAGTTGAACGAATAATTAAAGCGTACGCAATATCCCACGGTAGATGGTTTGCCTCATTGATGAATAGGATTTCACGCTTACCAGCGGCCTTTGCTTTACCTACTGAATCAAATGATTTGAATTGTAGCCGTGACTTATTGGCTAGGATATAAATGTTATCTGTTGCATTCCAACGTGCATCATCCCAGCGCCCTTCATCCATCATGAAATCTTTGAATATCTTTAACGCACCATCCTTTAATGAGCCTAACGTTTCAGCGGTCACGGTTGCCGTCCATCGTTCGTTGGCTATTAACTTGTCGTAAATGATTGGAATGATGCCGTAAGTCTTACCGCTAGATGTTGAGCCTTGAATAACCTTCTTACGGGCTTTCATTCTCAACATCTTTATAACTGCTGTGGTAAGTTGGAAAGGCATCTAGTCCTCTGGTACGTTAAAAACTCTCGGCTCGGATTTGACTGTTGTTTCTTGCTTGTCAACTAAGCCAAGTTTTCTAGCAATTATCGAAGCGTTGAACAGTCCAACACTCGCGCCTTTGAAGTTGTGAACGAAGCAATTATTCTTCACACGCGTTAAGATAGTCGAATATTCATCATATTTACCATCCTTATTCGCGCTGTAATCCCCTAAGTGACTAATGATTCCTTTATCAGCTAGGTAACATTCAAACCCCTCAAAAGTAATTGGTGTTTCTAGTGGTGTTCTAACTTTTTCACCATCCTTACCAACATACTCAACCTTTGTCATTGGGTTGTTTTGTTCGTGCTCAACATAGCTAGTAAAATGAACCCATAATACTTCGGGCGACTCTATGTATTTATGCTTTGCCATTACTGACCTAATTGTTTAAGGAATCCACTTCTAGATGTATCTTTAATATTGGGGAACTTCTCTCTTAATTCTTTCAATGTCAAATCTGATAGGCTAGGTTCTGCCTCTTCGGTGACTTCTTCTTCGGACATTAATCCGAATTCATTGATATTGATTGATTTCTTTACGGGTTTAACATCTGATGCACCTTCATCTTCAAATATGAATCCGAACTCAGGAATGCTTGCCCAATCATTTGGGTTTGCTGTTGCTGTTTCGATTGTAACCTTACGACCAAATTGTGTACGTACTACAACCGTACAATTTTTGTATTCTTCTTTAAATGCTTTTGCCATTTTATTTGTTTTTGTTTATATAAATATAGTTAATCCTCTGCTATTTGTTTCAAGTCTTCCTTCATTTCTCGTATTAAGTCCATCGCACTTTTAATTGATATGTTGAAATATTCGGCCATTTTACGACAGGTATTCTCACCTTTATCAAAGTAAACTTCAAATACTCTTCGTTTAACTCTATCGGGTACTGTTCGATATTGTTCGAGTGCTTTCACTTCATCCTCGTACGGATCGCAATACTCTGTATATTGAACCGTCACATCTTCGATTAGTTCGTGGTGTCTTGAATTTAATTTCCTATTTGTTTCTGATTGGCTGAGTGCTATCTCTTGGCATATTTTAGCGGTCAAGTATCTTCTGAGCATATCAGCATCTTCAACTTTATGACTTATGTTGATGATATACAGATAAGCAATTGTTATAACTTCTTCGGGTGGATAGTTTCGCCTGTATTTATAACACATTCGCTTTGATGTGTTTAATAGTGACGGGTACAATCCTGGAATTAGTTTATTAATTTGTGCTTTCTGCATACCATGTATAGATAATGTTGTGGTAAATCTTTCGTCTTATCTTATTGCACATACAGTAGTTGATATGCTCGGATTTATCTACAAATTGGTTGTATGTTCGTGCTAGTTTCTTCATGGTGGACTTATCAATCCATCCCGATTCTTTGCCAGCCTCGAAGATGTCGATACTTTCCTTATTTATTGTTATTATCATATACTGAAGCGATTAATGAAGCTGTTAGAGCGTACCAAATATCTTGTGTAATTATTAGCACACTCCAAAACGATAAACATTTGAAGCATTGAAGTACATAGAACCCATTTAATAACCACGAAGGGATTGATTGTAGTTTATCTTCTAGTTTATATATTGCTTTCGTGATAGGATCAAAGTTAGTAAAGAACCAAGCTGATAAAAATATCTTGAAAACGAGTAAATATTGTTCTGACATAAAACAAATATACAAATAATATCCAATAAAAAAGGCGCACTCCTAAAAATGC